ATCTTGATAGGTTTGATTTTCTTAGGTTTTACTCTTGATTTTAACTCTTCATTTTCTTTACGGAGCACTTCGATTTCAGCGCGAAGAAGCTCGACTTCTGTCAGTTGCGGGGTCTCCATGATTTCGGGCATCTTGATTTTTAGAAAAGTTGTGGTCGACTTAGGTTTTTTTATTTCTTTGAACATAGTAGAATGGAATCGATATACGATATACCTAAAAAAGTACAATACATCGTATTGGATTCTAGATACGTCACTGGAACGAACAATACATTTTCATTAGATTTATCACTCACGTCGAACACACACGTCGAAGACTACAGTAAAGTTCTCGGTGTCAAGATGGTAGATTTTTACATAACTCAAGTGGGAGAAAATACATCCACACTTAACACAAACGTGGCTAAATACGTAGACATCGTTTGTCCAGAAGTCCCGCAAGTCGCTCAGATGCTGGATGAGCGCCACGGGAGAATATTTGCGAGAGTGCCGCTTGAACGACATTTCACGGGAAGTAGTGGAATCGTTCTACGAGACAAACAGTGGAAAAGCTTTAACCGTAAAACAAATTATTTTAACCCTATATCTATACAAAAGTTAAATTTTACCATATATGAGCAACAAGATGACGGTGATTATAGAACATTACAACCGGATGCTGCGTGGTATATGGTATTAGAAGTGACTACGGTAAATCATAAAGAAAAACCTGTAACGAAGGAAGCTCAAATATTAGATGCTATACACGCTCTCATAGGTAAGATAGAGATGTTACATCAGAGTGTCGATAAACTCCCAAGTAAAGAAACGGCTGAGAGGATTATAGAAGAAACAGAGAAGAAACGCAAGAAAATCTCATTTAACTATATTCTTCTAGCTCTAGCAGTTCTTATAGGTGGATACGTATATTACGTGAATAAGGTGAAGTTAGTCGCCGGTATGGTTATGTAATAAAGATTTTATGATTTGTACAGATTCATTTTCATCTACTTCCCACCACTTACCATAAAACACTTGTTTCAAAAATTCTGGAACGTGTGTATAATCAATGTTAGTTGTCGTAGAAGGTAACGTGATTATATCCACACCCAAATCAGCAAAGACTCCTTTATTATGACTTATGATAGGTTTATTAAAATATTTTGATTCTAAATGTAATAATCCCACACCTTCACCCCTGGTACATGTAACGCAATAATCAGACATATTAAATAACACGGTCAATTTTTCATTAGATAAACGCTCAGTTATCACTTTAATATTTTTTGATATACACAAATTATCGTTCTTGTTCGTTTTTACTATAAGAATATGGTCAGTACCATCAAGTGCTCGCGTAAATATCCTTGTAAGAGTAATAACATTCTTACGAACATCATTGGTTCCGTTGTATAAAAATATAATTCTATTTTTGTCTATAATTTTTGGTTTAACTTGGGGTTTAGATCTCAAAAAAGATGATGTCCACCAATCTAACGAAACACAATTAACACCATTACGTATTAATATATCTCTCAAAAAAGGGTAAGGAACAAAAACTGTATCAAATAATTTCATTTGTGAAATTATATACGGATGAACATCGTCCGTTTCAAACATTGTACATAAGTTAAGTGTGTTATAATCTTTTCGAAGAGTTTCAGTTATCTGTTTCCATTGCGGAAACGTTTCTATCAGTTCAGAGAGTGTGAAAGTTGATGGTTTATTATCTCCTACTATACCCAAATCCTGTTCTAGAAAAAATCTCCCTTCGACTTGCCCGTATATCATATCACTTCCCTTATTTACACCATCAATCTCATACACATTTGTCACATAATCTTGTGTACAAAACCACGGTTTGTCAGATTCGGCTGTCACTAAATATTTTTTACCATCTATTTCTATCACGCTCGTCGGATCACATATGTTTTTTGAGTTTATAGGTTGTTCCAAATCTTCGATAGTGATCACGGGTTTTTCCTCTTTAAAATTTATCACCCATTTGTAAATATCATGTTTTAGCGTGTTACACACTTTATATGTTTTATGTCCATAACCATAAAACTCATCCTCATTCAATTTATACCCCGGTGTACCACCTCTATACAAAGGCTCTTCACCATCTGTTTTTTCCGAATCATCTAAAACCTCTACATGTCTAATAAACCCTTCGTCCATATTAAGTTCGAATAACTTTAAAGGTTTCATGTAGTGTATGTAGTACAATTTATTGCCATATGGTATAAAAGTTACGTTTTTACCATTAGCGGGTATACGTATAGAACTTTTATTTTCATAATCAATTAAAGTCATTCTATTACATAAATTGTTTAATACATATAAATTGTCTCGATAAATGAAACATCTCGGATCTTCTCCACGTAATAACATAACATTGTCATCAATTATATCAAAAGTTTTGTTCATTTTTACGACCTTGATCACGGTATCTTCTGGGCCATAATGTCGTCTTCCAAAACCTAAAATATCACCTTTATATTCTATCACTGAATAAAATATAGAATTTATAGAAGTTTTTATCCTTTTAACATGCCCAAAAGTTACCATTATACGACTATTATATGTATCCTTTAATTACATCAATTCGTAATATAAGTTTCCCTCTGTAGGTGTAATTACATTATCATTCTTCCAACGTCCTAGTTGTTTTTCTATGGATTTAATATGCCATAACGCCAATGCTGGGAGAGGATTTAAATAAATACATTTTGAAGAACCCGTTAATTTAATATGCGTTTCTTTTGTCCATTGTACATTATCGCAATTTTTGTATATACGAGACTGGAAATCTGGCCAATTTATCCACCCATTATCGTTCATTTTATAATTAGACATTTCTATAAATTCCTGTGTAGCACCGGGGTGAATATTTATTCTAGGAATCCATACGATTTCGGCGTCAGTTGTTTCTAATACTTTTTTTATGTTTTTAATAAGCATTTCTTGAGGCATTTCATCAGCATCTATCAAGAATGTATAGTCGCCAGTAGAAATATTACTATGATAAGTTGCATTGTCATAAAAATTATCAAACGGTCTTTCGAATACATTTATTTTATCTTGAAAACAATCTACAACCTTTTGGACCTTATCAGTTTTATTAACATTATCTATCACAACGTGTATATTATCCTCTTTATCTATAACATGTACTAAAAAATTTAAAAGAGAAAATAACTCTCGTGATTCGTTACATACTTGTATTGTATATGTAATTTTCATATATTAAATACTTATCATATCTTTATATATATAAAGAATGTGGTACATTCATATGTAATGAACAACACACAAAAACTTTTAAATACCGTGTTAGATGTAGTACATAAAAATAAAATAGGGCATGTGGGGAGTTGTATAACAACTGTTCCTATTATTAGAAATATTTTTGAAAATAAATCTAGTAACGACGTGGTAATATTAAGTTCTGGGCACGCAGGTATAGCTTTATACGCTGCATTGGAAGTATACGAAGGAAAAGATGCTAACGAATTATACCTAAAACACGGGGTTCACCCCGGTAGAGATATAGATAACAATATTCAAGTATCAACCGGATCTCTCGGTTGTGGGATACTAATAGCCGTTGGTCACGCTTTAGCTGACAGAAAACGAAACGTTCACGTAATTATATCCGACGGGGAATGCGCCGAAGGTTCTGTTTGGGAAGCGCTAACTTATATTTATAAAGCAAATGTAAAAAATTGCAAAGTTCACGTAAACATAAATGGTTATTCGGCGTACGATCATGTTAACAGATTTTATTTATGGCTCCGACTAAAAGCGTTTAACTGGCGAACAAATATATGGTTCACAAAAAATCCTAATTTTAAATTCTTAAAAGGACTTCAAGCACATTATCACGTTCTTTCTAATGAAGATAAAGAAGAGATGTTATCTACATACAATGCGTAGAGAATTTGCAAAAAGATTACATGAATACATGTCTGCACACCCAAATGTATTTTTAATAACCGCTGATCTTGGATATGGTGTTCTAAATGATATACGTAATGATTATCCGGATAGAGCTATAAATGTCGGATCATCCGAAATGTTGATGGTGGGTACGGCCGTTGGTTTAGCTCAAAATGGATATATTCCGATATGTTATTCAATAACACCGTTTTTGTTATTTAGACCATTTGAACTTTTGCGTACATATGTAAATAATGAAAAAGTCAATATAAAGCTTGTGGGATCTGGTAGAGATGATGATTATTCCCATGACGGGTTCTCGCATTGGGCGGGTGATGATATTAAAGTAATTAGCACACTAGAAAACATTAAAACGTACAAACCAGACAAATTGACAGACGCGTTATTTAACGAATTTATGGAAAATAATACTCCATCATATATAAATTTAATTAGATAATCGTGTTCTATCACCGTAAGATATGTATGGTGTATCCAAAGATGTATTATCCACAATATCATATGTTGCTCCGAAAAACGTAGCCCATTCGGATAATAACATTTTTTTCTCGTATACAAGATCTATTTCCTTCTCACATCGAATGTTACAAACATAATCGTGTATTACACGTCTTACATCTTCAACATCGATCATATCAAAGTATTTATCCTTATCTATGGTGATATGACCGTCATGCTTACAAATACTTTTAAATCTATCCCTGTAAACAGATGATCCATCACCCGAACCATAACACCCAAAAACTCTCAATATATACGCGTCTGATATTTGTCTTATTCTTTTCTCTATTATCCACTT